ATTAATTAATTTTTTGTATATTTGCAAAATTAATTGTGAGTGAAAATGAAAATTATTATTAATAATAAAAATATATAAATATGGCACTTTGTGTAAACGCTTGTGCGGGAGATTTACTTAACCACACACTAAATTCATGTTCATCTACTCGTTTAGGTGATATTCGTTCAGCCGCTTTCATTCTTTGTAAGGATGTATTTGAGGAAATCGCTTCAGACCCTGAAGACCGTACAAAATGGCTTTCATTAATTGACCCAGCGGTTAACGTAAACAACGCTAATGGTACGTTCATTAATGACGTTCAAATTGAAAGAACATCTGAAATTTCATCTGTAGAAAGATTCGTTTCTGATGGTCAAGAAAACCAAAAGGACGGTACTAACTATACCATCACAATTACAGACCAGAATGTTAGTTGTTTAAACCACGCTTTTTATGATTCATTAGATGGAAGAGCAGCCTATGTAGCTTTATTCTATAACGATGGCAGAATGGAAATAAGCGAAACACCTTTTACTTTCTACACTTCAATGCCTTCGGCAACAAAAAATACAGTTCAAACTTATACAATCGAGGCTACTAAGAAGTTCCCAGTTGGCAAAAGTTGGATTTGTATTGAAGATGCACCGAATGGTTTACCTATCAATTTCTAAAAATAATCATATGAAGATTTACAAATGTGATTGTGGCAAACCAAAGCCACCTAAACCAGTAAAAAAACAGTGTTGTTAAATCAAATTGATATTATAAAGGCTATAAATGCGGAGCGTAAAACCTCCGCATCGAGCCTCTATGTTTACTATTCAAATATATTCCCAAAGGAGATATACAAGAAACGACACCCGAATATGTCGGAAGAAGAGTTGAACTATGTTAAAGAAAATTACCGTAACCCCGTTATGGTCGTATTTAACAAAGCATTAACAGAATTTAAAAAGATATTTAACGAAAAGAATTTTGAGTTTGAAATTCAAGACGAAGAGATTTTAAACTATTTCAATGATTATGAAATATTTGATTTCTTTAAAAACATTTACACCGATGGCGAAATAATAGAACCTGAAAGTGTATTAACATTTCACATTAAAGAAGCTCCGATATCGGAGGATGGTAGGATAATACAAAATGAAAGGATACCAATACATCCTTATATTGTAAGTCCTGAAAAGATAATTTACAAAGATAAAACTACTTTAATTTTCGAGGTTAAAGGCGAAAATAAGTATAATTATATAAAGATTGAAGAGGGATTAACCTACTCTTATTATTCATTTAATGACGTTTTAAGAGATAGAGAAGTGCCACCTGTAATAACGATTCAAATTCCTTTTGAAGGGCAATTTTGGAGACCAGTAGATGGGATTAAAGTAATCGAAAACAACTCCTTGCATATTAAATCATATTTTGACAAAGCGACTCCTAAATTAAAGGATATAATCTTTAATTCAATTGATAGGAGTATCATTGAAGCGAGGTTTAATTACCCTCAAGCTTGGAGGTATGCGGACACGTGTAACGAATGTAGCGGAGAAGGCGAATGCACCGATGTAGTAGATGATACCGTTTGTCAAGTGCAATGTAAATCATGTAAGGGTAGTGGATTCAAAAATGAGCCCTCAATATTAAGAACACTACAAGTTCCGTTTCCACGTCAAGGAATTGATACAGGAATAGCACCACCATTTGCGGGCTTTTTAACACCACCAACCGAACCACAAAAGTATTTAACAGAAAGGATTGAAAAGGACTTGGAGATGGTTTTCGATTGGCTAAATGTAAGCTACTCGAATACGAATGTAAAAGGTAGTGAAACAGCGTTGGGTAAAATGATTGATAGAGAAGAGCGATACTCAACTTTGTCTTTATTCACTCAGGATATGTTAGCTTCGATGCAATGGTTTATGAAGGTGTGGGAAAACTTAATGTTTGGCACTGAATCCATAAATGTTAGTGCTAACTTTGATTTTAAGGTAGTTAGTTTAACGGAGCAAAACGCAACTTATACGGAGTTATTAAAAGAAAGCGCACCACTTTATATATTACAAGGATTACTTTATGATATCTATAAGAAAAGAGGCGAATTAGAACTCTTTGAAATAGTAGATAAATATTACTTATATTTAAATTTCACTGATTTAAGAAACGCCGTTGCAAGTGGAATAATTACTAAAAAGGCAGCAGTAATTTCAATGTATTGTCAGAAATGGGTTTATACCGAAGGGATTAATATAAACAACGCCGGCGATATATTTTCAGAACTTGCAGATGAAATCTTAATGACCGAAATCATTTTATAATGGATTTTGAAAAATTACTAGAAAAATTAATAAAAGAACTTTATGAAAATGATATGCTTCGACTGGACAAAATTGACCAGATTGATGACTTCATTGATAAAGTTTTAAAAGAAGAAGGCTATTTAGACTACATACGTTCGTTTAAAAGCGATTTTAACAGTGCGGTCAAAGAAACACTCAAAGCATTCGGAGAAACGTCCTCAGCGGGCTTAAAAGCATTAGAAGATGCAAGCTTAAAAAACTTTTACCGAAATATGCAAACGGTAATAGATACCGAAATCAAACAAAAAATTAGAGATTCCATTTTACTTTATAACAACGAGGGTAACTTAGCTACGTTTCGGCAAACGATTACTTCTTTAATTTCAACTGAAAAATTAAACATTAATATAATTTCTAAGGCTCAGGACTTGGTTACTATATTTAAAAGAACTTCTACGATTACGTTGGCAACGGAAAAAGGGGTTGAATATTTTAGGTATTCATCAAATAGCATAGGTACTACTCGTTGTTTCTGTGAAAAAAGAATAGGCAATATTTATACAAAAAAAGAAATTGAATCGTGGGCTACCGAAAAATGGAATGGTAAGATAGCGGGAACGAATAAGTTAAATATTTTTTCATATCTCGGCGGCCACCAATGCCTTCATAGCCTTTTGCCCGTATCAGAAAAGCGAGCCTTAGCCGAAGGCGTCAACAAATACAACCCCGTAAATTGTAGCCAAACAACTAAAAAGAAAAAGAAATAATTGTAAAAAATAGTTAAAAAATATACTATTTTGTAAAAATGTTTTATATTTGCTCAAAATTTAAAACATTAAGTTACAAATATGAATACTTTTAATAAACTAGGATATTTTAAAGAATACTACTATAATGGTAAGTTTATAGGTTGTATAACTAACGTAGAAATGGATAGAGAAAAAATAGGTTTCTACGGCAAGAAAAAAGAATTATTAGAATTTGATATAGTAATAAATAAAATTAAACTTAAAAAAGGTTTTATAGTTGAAACTATGATATATCCTTTATGTGGAAAAAATATTAAAAATTAAAATAAAATTTATTAACAATTTAAAACAAAAAAAACAATGATTAAAAAATTTAAACAATTAGAAATGTTTGAAAGAAAAGTAGAAATCAAACAAGTAGATTCGGTAATTGGGTCTGGTTATGAATTAAAAGTAGCTGAATTAGCTCTTTTAGATGGTGTAGCTTATAGGGCTGCAAGAAAAAATATGCAAATCCATTCAGCAATAATTTGCGAAATAGAAGGGAACTTTGCAGGTTTTTTTACATATGAGGTAAATCATAATATCGGTGAATTTTGCTTATTACAATCTGCTATGTATCCTGAATATAAAGATAAAAAAATATATTCAATGATGGTTGAAGAAATAATAAAGCAAAATACGTATGGCTATTATATGATAATGACCGTTTCTAAAAAACACGATTTAGAAAATCCAAAAGTATTTTTGCCACTTGGTTTTAAAATAAACTTAGAAAAAAGTGATTTTTGCTATATTTATTATGGAACTGAACAACAAGTTAGAGTAAAAAGGTTATGCCATATGGCTATGACAAATTTATGGAATTCAACAAGTGGTGAATGGTTAAAAGTAAAAAAAGAATGGAATGCAAAACTTGAAGAAATTGGTGAAAAATACAACGTACCAAACCCAAAATTTGCATCTAGAGAAGGGTGTTGGCAGGGCAAAGCAGGTATGTCTAATATAGTTTTATCAAAACAAAGTGTAGTTGATGGTGAACTTTTAACTGACAAATCAAAAGATTTAAATGGTAATGCATCTGTATTAGACCCTACGGCTTGTGAAATAATTGTTAGAATGTTTATGCCTAAAAATGGAAAAAAAGTATATAATCCTTTTGGCGGTGGTGTTCAAATGGGCTTTGTAGCTGGTGGTTGTGGTTATGAATATTTATCATCTGAAATTAGACAAAATCAATGTGATGCAAATAATATTTTATGTCAAGAATATGAAAATGTAAAATGGCATAAATCAGATACATCAAAATACACACCATCTGAAAAATATGATTTGGTTTTTAGTTGCCCACCATACTATAAGGTTGAAAAATATATAGATTATGATGGAAATAGTCCAGAAGGTGAATTAAATTCTTTACCTACATATGAAAATTTTAGAGATATGTTATTTGAAGGATATAAAAATGCAATTTCAGTTATGAATGATAATACTTTTTTTGTTGTAATGACAGGTGATAGCAGAAATAAAGAAGGTGGTTATTATGGTAGTGATGCAGAGCACGAATTATTTTTTAAAGAACAAGGGTTACATATCTATAATAAAATTATTTATTTAGAAAGTGAATTCACTAGAAGAGCAACTGCAAAAAAAACATTAAATAGCCGTAAATATCCAAAGTGCGAGCAACGTATTTATGTTTTTTATAAAGGTGATACGTCAAAAATTAAAGATTTATATCCAAACGTAGGTAGACTATAATGAGAGAATATTCAAATAAAATTTCTTTTACTAAAAATTCAAGAGGCATATATTCATTAGACCCTACAATTGGTTGTACTTCGGGTACATTAGAAAATAAGAAAGGATGTTATAATGATTGTTATGCCTCAAGAATTGCTAAAATATATGGATATGATTTTTCGAAAACCGTAAAACGTGATTTTGAAAATACAAAACATTTGCATAAAATAAGGAGAGAAATAAAAAGAGTTAAATTTCCATTTATTAGAATGGGTACTATGGGTGACCCTTCCGAAGAATGGGAACATACTATAAGAATATGTGAATTAATTCAATTTGAAGAACAATTACAACTTTTTTATGAAAAGCCAAAAGAAATTGTAATAATAACAAAGCATTGGACTAATTTAACTGAATCACAAATGATTAGACTATCTAAAATGAACATATGTATTAATACTTCAATTTCAGCATTAGATAATGAAAGTCAATTAAAAAATTGCTTAATGCAATATGAAACATTAAAGAAATATTGTAAATCTATATTAAGAATAGTTTCATTTGATTTTAATTTAGAAAATGAAAAAGGGTTGAAATATTATAATATTCAAAAAGATTTGTTTGATAAATATACGATGTTAGATACAGTATTTAGAAGTTCTAAAAACAATATATTGGTAACCGATGGAATAATAAAAATAAAACAAACTAAATTTCTAGGTAAAAATACTTTAGTTTCCAAATACAATAAAAAAACATTTTTCGGTAAATGTAAAAATTGTCAAGAATTATGTGGTATAAATATGTAAATTTAAAGCCTCTTTATAGGGGCTTTTTATTATTAAATTAACAAAAAAGTAAAAAAAATATCTTATCTTTGTCTAAAATTTAAAACTTAAATATGAAAAAACAATTATTAATCGACAATAGCCTAAACGTTTTTGCTCTAATACTAATGGTAATCGTACTTTTACCTTACGAGCTTAAGCCTTTTACAATTCCAAACGTTTTATTTTTTATAGTAGCACTTTTAAGTGCTAAAATTTACCTTAAATTAAAAAGATATGTACGAATATAATAATGAATCGCTAACTTTTATAGAGCGAAACGACCATGAAATAAAACTAAAAAAGAAAAATAATTTGATTATAATTCTTTCAATTGTTTGTTTATCGCTTCTTTATTTTAATTATTTAGCCTATTCAATGTTAGGAGACTACCAAAAAAAGGAGCATCAAATTGAGGTATTAAATGATAGTATTCAAAAGAAGAATTTAAAAACAGTTGATTCTTATATTGAAAGCCTACCATTCAAGAATAAAAACTTGGTCAAGAAGCAGTACAGATTAGAAAGCAATTATTTAAAGAGTAGTTTGGTTCGTACAAATTTAAATCTATTTGGGATGAAAGCAAGCTCAAGAAAGCACACTTATAAGAACATTAAAAACGGTTATGCTAACTATTCCACTTGGCAAATGAGCGTATTAGATAGATTAATGTACGATATTTATGTAGGTACTTCATTAAAAGGTTACGCTGAAGACAGTCGATACTTTCAAAAGCTAAATAATATTAAATTAAGATAAAATGTCAAAAGAAAACGAAAACGGCAATTTTGCAAAACCGATGTTAGGCGAAGTGTATTTGGTTAAAAAAGGTAAAAAGTTTATGAAAGGTCATGGATATAGCACATTAAATGGTTATAAATTTAATTGGACTTTCGATAAAAATGAAGCGAGGAAAATGGAGTATTCAACTGCTAATAGTTTAGCTATATCAAGCGGTGGTTTTGTTTTACATTTCGCCTAAC